CTCGTAAGTCAAGACGATATGCAGAGAAGATGGCAGAAAAACACAGACAAGAAATGCTAGAGATAGCAGGTTGGGTGTTTGGTGTTACAATCTTTGTAGGAATTGTTATAGCTATGGTTTATGGTCTAGCTAAATGGGTAGGTAAAATTTAATGGCACTTAAAAAATCACAGAGGTCTTTAGTTGCGTGGACAAAACAAAAATGGAGAACCAAGTCAGGTAAACCTAGTACACAAGGGAAAAAGGCTACTGGTGAACGTTATTTACCTTCAGCAGCGATTAAGGCTCTTTCTCCCAGTGAATATGCCGCCTCTACGGCTGCTAAACGAAAAGCGAAGAGAGCAGGTAAACAGGTATCTAAACAACCCAAAAAGATTGCAAAGAAAACATCAAGATTTCGTAAATTCAGTTAAAGTAAAAGAAAAACTAAGAGCAGAAAGATTAAAGGAAAAGATAGAAAATGATACAAGCATTAATAGGACCAATCGCAAATCTCGCAGGAACATGGTTTCAAAACAAACTAGAAAAAACAAAAGCAGAAGGTAAAGCAAAAGTAGCAGAAGCAAAAGCTAGAGCAACTGTGGCAGAAAAAGTAGCTTCAGGTAAAATAGAATGGGAAGGCAAAATGGCTGATGCTACAAACGATAGCTGGAAAGACGAGTTCGCTTTAGTAGTTTTATTAGCTCCTGCAATTTTAGTTTTCATTCCGGGAATGAGAGAGTATGTGCAAAGAGGGTTTGAAGTGTTAGCAACTTTACCTGATTGGTATCAATATCTGTTATATATAGCTATATCTGCATCATTTGGTATCAAAGGTGTAGGTCAAGCAGCAAAGATGTTGAAAAAGAAATGAGTATAAAAACCTTGACATTTTTACACATATCAGGTATAATTAATAAAATAGGAAACTATTTTTATCGTAAACACGTTGAGTCTCTACATGCAGAACAACGTAAGCAAGGACTTAGAGGATGAACATCAATACATTAAGAGAAGAAATAGAAGCTGACGAGGGATGTGTCTATAAAATATATCGTTGCAGTGAAGGTTATCCTACTGCAGGTATAGGACACCTACTGACTGAGTGGGATGAAGATTATTATGATAAGCCTATAGGGACACCTGTTCCTGAAGAAAAAGTTCAAGAGTGGTTTGAAAAAGATGTACAGACTGCTATAAATGATTGTCAAGATATATTTAATGATTTTGATTCTTTACCTGAAGACATACAACACGTATTAATAAATATGGCATTTCAACTTGGAGATCCTCGTTTACGCAAATTTAAACTTATGATTGCTGCTGTAGAGGTAGAGGACTATCGTGAAATGGCACTTCAGATGGAAGATAGCAGATGGTTTAAGCAGACAACAAACAGAGCACAACGTTTGATTGATAGAGTTGTGCGACAAGGTGTACCTATATGAGTCCAAAGAAAAGAGAACTAACAGAAAGACAACAAAAGTTTATAGAAGTTTTGTTTGATCAAGCAAATGGAGACCCTGTTCAAGCAAAACTACTTGCAGGATATTCAGAGCATTCTTCCACATCTTCTATTGTCGCTACAATGAAAGATGAAATAATGGAAGCAACTCAAATGTATATGAGTCGTAATGCTCCGAAAGCAGCAGTAGCTATGGTAAGTGGAGTTGATGATCCTACACAACTCGGTATTAGAGATAGACTATCTGCTGCAAAAGAGTTATTAGACAGAGTAGGTTTAACTAAAACTGAAAAAGTTCATGTGGAGGCAACAGGTGGAGTAATGTTACTACCACCAAAGAAAAAATAATGGATAGAAGTTTAGGTAAGTGGAAGCTCCCACAACCAACAGATTTAAAAGACGAAGAGCAAAAAGAGTGGATACAGATACCACGTATAGCAAGAACTATACCTTTTGGGTATAAAATAAATAAAGAAGACTCTGAGTTACTTGACCCTATACCTTATGAGTTAGAGGCAGTAGAGTTAGCAAGAAAGTATGTTAATCAATACTCGTACAGACAAATTGCTAATTGGCTTACTCAAAAAACAGGAAGAGAGATATCTCATGTGGGGTTAAGAAAAAGATTAATGCATGAAAGACAACGTAAGAACAAAGCTAGAACTCTTAGAAAATGGTCCGAGTATGCCGAGAAAGCAATCCAAAAAGCGAAAGAGATTGAAGAAGGCAGAACAGGAGCAAGAGCCTAAGATAAAAGTTGTAGATGATATAGAAGAGATTCCGTTAGAGGAACAAAATATTATCTTCAAACCTAACGAAGGACCTCAAACAGAGTTTCTTGCAGCACCTGAAAGAGAAGTATTATATGGTGGCTCTGCAGGTGGTGGTAAAAGTTATGCTATGTTAGCAGACCCATTACGATATATGGGACACCCATCTTTTAGTGGTTTGTTACTTAGACATACGACAGAAGAATTAAGAGAACTTATATTTAAGTCAAAAGAATTATATCCTCAGATATGGAAGGGTATTAAGTGGTCAGAAAGAAAGATGCAATGGGAAGCACCATCAGGTGCAAGACTATGGATGTCTTATTTAGATAGGGATGATGATGTATTAAGATATCAAGGTTTAGCTTTTAGTTGGATAGGCTTTGATGAATTAACACAATGGTCAACACCTTATGCTTGGAATTACATGAGGTCAAGACTTCGTTCTACTGCTCCTGATTTACCTGTATATATGAGAGCAACAACGAATCCGGGAGGTCCGGGTCATCAGTGGGTTAAAAAAATGTTTATTGACCCTGCACCTTATGGAAAGACTTTTGATGCCACAAACATTGAAACAGGAAAAACTTTACAGTATCCTAGCAATCATGCAAAAGCAGGTCAGCCATTATTTCAAAGAAGATTCATACCTGCTAGATTATCTGATAACCCATATCTATCAAGTCAAGGAGACTACGAAGCAATGCTTCTTTCCTTACCTGAACACCAACGTAAACAGTTGCTTGAAGGTGATTGGGATATTAAAGAAGGTGCTGCTTTTACTGAGTTTAACAGGGATATTCATGTTGTTGAACCTTTTGACATTCCAAGAAATTGGGTCAAGTTTCGTGCATGTGATTATGGTTATGGCTCTTATAGTGCTGTGTTGTGGTTTGCTGTTAGTCCAGATGAGCAACTTATATTATATAGAGAGTTGTATGTTTCTAAAGTCCTTGCCACAGATTTGGCAGAGATGGTATTAGACTTAGAATCAGAAGATGGTAATATAAAGTATGGAGTTCTTGATAGCTCACTTTGGCATAAACGTGGAGATACAGGACCTTCACTAGCAGAGCAAATGATTTCAAGAGGGTGTCGTTGGAGACCTTCTGATAGAAGTAAGGGTAGTCGTGTCGCAGGTAAAAATGAATTACACCGAAGATTGCAAGTTGATGATTTTACAGAAAATCCAAGACTTGTATTTTTTAGCACATGTGTAAATACTATATCTCAGATACCTGCGATACCTTTGGATAAAAGAAACCCTGAAGATGTGGACACTAAAGCAGAAGACCACATATATGATGCATTAAGATATGGTATAATGTCAAGACCACGATTTAGTATATTTGACTATGACCCTGTTGGTAGACCATCACAAGGTATGCCAATAGCAGATGCAACTTTTGGATATTAATATGGCAGAAGAAAATAACGAAATAATGATTGAAGATGATGCGATAGCATTAGAAGATACAAATGAATCAGAGTTATCTGATGTAGGAGTAAATGGTATCATACCTTTTGTTCAAGAAAGATATGATAGAGCCGAGGACTACAGAAGAAATGATGAAGAACGATGGTTACGTTCTTATACAAATTACAGGGGGATATACGGAAGTGATGTACAATTTACTGAAGCAGAAAAGTCAAGAGTTTTTATCAAAGTTACAAAAACTAAAACTCTCGCAGCTTATGGACAGATCGTTGACGTTCTATTTGCAGGTAACAAATTTCCTATTAGTGTTGAGCCAACAGTTTTACCAGAAGGTGTGGCTAAAGATGTATCCTTTGATCCAAAAGAGCCTGAAGAGCTTCGTGGCAGGGGTGAACAAACTTCTCCGTATGGTTTTGAAGGGGATGGAGTGGATTTTCCAAAAGGTGCTACCGAAAAAAGTCTACTTGAAAATCTTGGACCTCTTCAAGAAAAATTAGAAGGCATAGAAAATTTAAAAGAAGGCATTGGAGAAACACCTACTGCAATAACTTTTAGTCCTGCTATGGTTGCTGCAAAAAATATGGAACAAAAGATTATTGATCAACTACAAGAGTCAGGTGCTACAAAACAATTAAGAAGCACTGCTTTTGAGATGGCTTTATTTGGCACAGGGGTTATGAAAGGTCCTTTTGCTATAGATAAAGAATATCCTAATTGGGATGACGAAGGTGAGTATAGTCCTATATTTAAAACAGTTCCTTCTACATCTCACGTGTCAGTTTGGAATTTTTATCCTGACCCTGATGCAAATAATATGGATGAAGCTCAATACGTTATTGAAAGACATAAGATGTCTAGGTCACAACTACGTTCTCTTAAAAAGAGACCTTATTTTAGAGGAAACGTAATAGATGATGTAATAGAATCAGGAGAATCTTATGTTAAAAAATATTGGGAAGATGATTTAGCAGACTATGCACCTGAACATGGTATATATCGTTTTGAGGTTTTAGAATATTGGGGTATGTGTGACACACAACTTCTTATAGACAATGAAGTAGAAATACCTGACGAACTAAAAGATTTTGATGAGTTACAAGCAAACATTTGGATTTGTGATGGCAAACTTTTGAGAATGGTTTTAAATCCATTTAAACCTGCAAAGATACCTTACATGGCAGTTCCTTACGAACTGAATCCTTATTCTTTCTTTGGTGTAGGTATTGCAGAAAACATGGATGATACACAAACCTTAATGAATGGTTTCATGAGAATGGCAGTGGATAATGCAGTATTATCAGGCAATTTATTAATAGAGGTTGATGAAACTAATTTAGTTCCGGGACAGGATTTATCTGTATATCCGGGTAAAGTATTTAGAAGACAGGGTGGAGCACCGGGTCAAGCAATCTTTGGCACAAAGTTTCCAAATGTATCAAATGAAAACATGCAACTGTTTGACAAAGCAAGACAGTTGGCAGACGAAAGTACAGGATTACCATCTTTTGCTCATGGACAAACAGGTGTTACAGGTATAGGTAGAACTGCTTCAGGTATATCTATGCTTATGAACGCAGCAGCAGGTAGTATTAAAACTGTAATTAAAAACGTAGACGATTATTTATTACGACCTTTAGCAGAGGGATTTTTTAGGTTTAACATGCAGTTTGATTTTAATCCTAGTATAAAAGGAGACCTAGAAGTCAAAGCACGTGGTACTGAAAGTCTTATGGCAAATGAAGTAAGATCACAAAGGCTTATGCAATTTTTAGGTGTGGCATCTAATCCTGCATTAGCACCTTTTGCAAAGTTTCAATACATAATACGTGAGATAGCAAAGTCTATGGACTTAGACCCTGACAAAGTTACCAACAATATGGATGAGGCAGCGATTCAAGCAGAGCTTATGAAAGAGTTTCAAGCTCCTGCACCTGAAGCACAACCTCAACAACCACCTGCAGGAACAGACCCTAATGACCCAACAGGAGCAGGAGGAGCAACAATAGGAACAGGTCAAGCACCTATTCCGGGAGAACAAGGATTTACAGGGAGACCTCAAGAAAGTGGACAAACAAATACTCAGCAAACTCAAACCGATGGTGAACAACAACCACCAATGGGAAGCATTCAATAGATATGTAGATGCTCTAGTAGAGCAACAGTATAAAATATTAGAACAAGCAGATAAAGATATTGCCATGTTTCGTTCTCAAGGAGCAATAGCTTCTTTGAAAAAATTAAAAATACTAAGGGATGAAGTAAACGCATCATAAATAATTATGGGTTTAAAAGTAGTAAAAGAAAAGAAACGTTCTGATGAGCTTAGTGATGTAGGTGCTCAAATGCGTGGTGAAGTAGCTATATTGAAAGATGATAGGAGCAGTAACACGCAAAAAATAGCAGCTAGTCAATTAAAATTTATTGCAGAAGCAGAAAAAAAAGATGCTCAACTTCGTGCAGAGGTAGCTAAAGGATTAGATATAAGAAAAGACGATGAGGGGTTTGTAAGAAGTTTATACAATAATATACCCACTAATATAAGATTGTTAGTTGAAAACATTGTGGGTGTAGACACTCCTATAACTGCTAAAGATTTTACTAAAGACGAATTAATAGAAATAGCTTTTCTAGCTGAAAAGCAAAAAAGATTAAATATTAAGAGAGAAAAACGTCTTAAAAGAAGGTTAGAAGCTGATCTTGCAAAAGGATCAGAAGCTGATAAGGCATACTCAGAACGTTTACAAAAAGATTACATTGATCTCACTGAACCAATAGATATAGATGACACTAGAAAAATGTTAGCAAGTTATAGAAAAACAAGAGGTAAAACTTCTGTTAATCCCTATGTGCAAAATCAACAAAAAGTAGTTGATCTTGATTATACAGATTCTTTTAAAAGAACTTTTACAGACCCTACTTACAGAGTCGCTACAAGTTTAGGTAAATACAATTTATATGATCTAAATGATAAAGCTCTAAGAGTAAAAGATAAATATAATTTTAACAAAAAAGAAAGAAACCTGCCTACAAATTTTAGAAATGCTTTGGCAATGATGATGGCAAGTCCTGAATTAGCAGGTGAATACTTAGCAAACTTTTTAAGCACGGAAGACAGAGAGGTTGATATTATAATACCAAAAAAGAGAACTGTAGCACCTGTGCAACAAGTGGCTAGTCAAATGTTTAAAGGTGGTGTTGAAGTTAGAAGAGAGCAAAGAAGAGGTAAAACAGAAACTCAAAAAATGCTTGAGGCAGAAAAAACTAAAAAAGGTTTAAAAGAAATAGGAGATATAGCTACAGATTTTATTCCGGGAGTTAGTGAGGCAAAAGATATTACTAGTTTAGGTAAAAATTTAAAAAAAGGCGATTACATTGGTGCAGGTATAGATGCCACAGCTTTAACTTTAGGTGCAGTTCCTGTACTAGGAGATATAGCAAGACGAGGATTTAAAACTCTTGTAAAAGGTAGATTTGATTACATGGGAGATGATGTATTTCATTCAACAACTAAAGATTTTAAAGAGTTTGGATTTGTGTCTAAAAATAACGAAGCTGATATAGGTTTTCATGTAGGAACAAAAAATCAAGCTAAATCTAGAATAATAGACCCTGAAACAGGTGAGGTAAATGTAAATCATAAACTAGGTGCTAGAACAATACCTTTAAAATTATTAACAGATTTAAAACCTGCTAGAATACCTGACATAAGTTCTTTTAAAGAACCAAGCACTTGGTTAAGAGAACTAGCAGTTAGTCCAAATGAAGTAGAGTCAATGGGATTGTTTCGTGTAATGAAATCTACACCTGAAGGTAAAAGAGCCTTAGAAAAGTCTCCTAAATTAAAAATAGGAAACACAGTATATTATATGAACCCTGATGCTATGGAATTAGGCATGGACAAAAATTTATGGAAAGATTTAGTGTTAGAAGCAACAAGAGCAAAAAGATTAAAGTTGGATACTACAAATAATTTTGAAGATAGAAAAGAATGGTTTGAAGCTATAAAAAGAGCAGCTAAGAAAAATAATTATGACTCTTACGTATATGCTAATGAATATGAGGGAGCTATATTTAATCCTAGAACAGGTGGTATGGACTATGAGGATAGTTACATGCTATTAGAAACTAATCAAGCAAAAGGTAGATTTGCTAAGACGATGACAAAAGATAAACCTGATTTTATGAAAAATCAAGGTGGGTTATTAGCATAGGAATTTTAAACATGACTCAAAAAAGAAAACAAGATAAAGATATAAGAAAGGCAGAGATGCCAAAAGTTTTACCTGAGAGAAGACCAAAAGGATTTAGTCGTATGACTTTTGAGTTAGCAGAAGACCCAACTGTTTTAGGATATGCTAGGTCTATTAAAGAACTAAAAGATGCTAGAGATAAAGGTGGTACATTAAGTGATAAAAATATTTTTCATCCAATGAATACAGAGGGTGCATCAGTAGATGATGTTAGAAGAATGATTGATGAGGCTAAACTTATAGATAGAATAAGAGGACAAAAAGAATTAGAAAAAGAAGAAGAGGTCAAGAAACCTGTAGAGTTAGGTGCAGCAAAAGGAACTTCTGTGCCAAAACAAATGGAAATGTTTGAAGAAGGTGGTCTTAGAGATGAAGGTGGAACAACAGACCCTGTGTCAGGTAATGACGTTCCTCCGGGTTCTACACAAGAGGAAGTAAGAGATGATATACCTGCACAATTAAGTGAAGGAGAGTTTGTATTCCCTGCAGATGTGGTAAGATATATTGGCTTAGAAAAACTTATGATGATGAGACAAGAAGCAAAAGCAGGTCTTGCACGTATGGAAGCAATGGGTCAAATGGGTAATGCAGATGAAGCAACAATACCTGATGACGCACCTTTTAATCCAAGTCAAGATGATTTACCTTTTTCTATGGAAGACCTTGACATGGAAGACGAAAGAGAGTATAATGAGGGTGGAGTAGTAAAAGCACAAACAGGCACATTTGTTAATCAAGGAACAGGCACGTTTACACAACCTTCTCAGTTTCAAGGACAAAATTTACCCTCTTTTCAACCAACTATGACAACACCAAATTATAATGTTCCTAGTGTACCTCTTGTTCAACCTTTTAAGTTAAAAGTAGATCAAGGAAAGAAAACACCAACATTTAAAAATTTGTTGGGACAAACTCCGGGACAATATGATGAAATGCGTGAGTATGTAAACGAAGCAGGTGCAAAGTTACAGATACCATTTAAAGATGGACAACCTATATATCCAATACCTGAAGGATACACATTTGTAGACCCTGAAGAAGAAAAAGTAAAAGATCCTAAAGTTACAGAGGTAAAGTCTCCAACTTCTAGAGTTGTAGATGACTCAAGTGGAGAGGGAAGTGTTCAAGTAGGTACAACATTACGTAAAACAGGCACAGGTGTAAGTAAACCTATAGATTTAGTTTTTGATAAACAAACCCCTGAACAATTAAAAAGTAATTTAGATAGAATGAATCAGGGGGATAGAACATTATCTGTAATGTCTGCCATACAAGATGCAAAAGGATATACAGGTTTAAGTAAAGCCTTTCAACAAGCAGGAGTAATTGCATTAGCAGCTATGGCTCCGGGTCCTATTGGTCCTGCAACAATAGCAGCACAATTACTTAAATCAGGAACTTACAATCCTGTAAAAGCACTTCAAGAGATAGGCGATCCTAAACCTCAAGTGCTTAATAATATACTTGAGGCTTATAAAACTGTAGATTATGCTGATCCTTCAGGATATATAGATGATATAAAAGCAGCAGAAGTAGGAAGAAATGAAACCATATCACTAGCTATGTATGGAAAAAGTATAGCTGATGTAACAAAAGATTTAGGAGTAAGACCCACCTTTAGATTTGAAAATAAACCGGGTGGTATTAGTATAAAGACAGGTCAAACTTTTGATGAGTATGGTTCTTCTAACAATGAAAAAGGTGATAATCCTGAATATGCTTCATTTAAAGATTTCTCAAGAGCTATAAGTGCCATGAGGTCAGGATATTATGGAACACCAAGTCAAGCTAAAAAAGCAGCGAATGCAGGTAATAAAGAGGCTCAAGATTATATAAACAGATTAGATAAAGAAATACAAGAAGAAAAAAAGAGTGTTCAACCTGAAGTCATTGTGCAGCAACAATCACAAGATAGTGGCGATGGTGATGGTGGTGGTGTTTCTCAAGAAACAATGGATACATATGGTGATCCCGGAGATGATCCAGATTTTGAGCCTGTGGCAAAAGGTGGACTACTTAAAAAGAAACCTAAAGTTAAGAAGATGAAGCGAGGTGGATTAGCTTCTAAAAAATAATCCACATATGTACTAGCTACTTATCCCCCAACAAGATGGCTACGATAACCCTAGGAGTAAAAAATGGCTGAACAAGCACAAGAAATGGTGGTAGATGCTACACCTAAAAAAGCTACATTTATGAACAAACGTTCTACTCATGAAGATAGAATTAAAAAAGATGAGGAAGAACTAAAGAAACTAAAAGAAGAAGCATTAGGTGAAACTGAACAACCTGTTACAGAAGAGAAAGCAGAGGATGAGGAAGAACCGAAGAATGCAGAAGAAAAAACTTTTAAAAAACGTTATGGAGATTTACGAAGACATTCTCAAGAAAAAGAGAAAGACTTCCAAAAACAAATTAACGAGTTAAAAGAACAGTTAGGTAAGGCAACAAAAAAAGAAATGAAGTTGCCAAAATCAGATAAAGACCTAGAAGAATGGGCAAAAGAATATCCTGATGTTGCTGCAATAGTTGAAACTATAGCAATGAAGAAAGCAAAAGAGCAATCTGATTCTATCAATATTAAATTAAAAGAGATTGATGAATTAAATGCTAAGAATGCAAAAGATAAAGCAGAGGTGCAATTATTACAGATACATCCTGATTTCGCAGAAATAAGAGAAAGTGACGATTTTCATGAGTGGGCAGAAGAGCAACCAAAATGGGTACAAGATGCCCTTTACGAAAATAGTGAAGATGCAAGGTCAGCAGCTAGAGCTATTGACTTATACAAATCAGATAGAGGCATTGGTAAGAAGGACACGAGCAAGAGTAGCAAGAGTGCTGCTTCGGAAGTTAAAGCAAAAAATACTCGGTCTGTTCCTGATGCTGAAGGAAAGAATACTAAGATTTTAGAATCGCAAGTACAAAGAATGTCTGCAGATGAGTACGAAAAGAACTCAGACATGATAATGGAAGCGATTCGTTCAGGGAATTTTGTTTACGACATATCTGGTTCTGCTAGATAAATAGTTGACAAAATGTTATTTATAGGTATAACTATATATAACTTAAATGTGACCTCTCCACGTGGACAACTCACATAATACTACACTTGAAAGCCTACCTGATGGTATGAGCCTACCTTTGATTAGCTATCAAATGTACAACCTCAAATACTATTAGCCGATGACGAGTAAAACTGTCGTATACTTTATGTATACATTTGTTTATTTCAATGGAGATAAAAATGGCATTTAAAACTGCAGCAGGTTACGGAAATCTGCCTAATGGTAA